GATCTAATGATACACCTGATGCTTTTAGATTAGTAATAAAGTCATCATCAATGTTTAATACTTTGAGTCCACTGATAATGTCACCTACAATAGATGATTTACCAGCGCCTGGGGCACCAGCTAAAATAATAGCTTTAGGAGCACCTTGTGCTTCTTTTAAAAGTTCCATAAGTGAAATCATAAACGCGCGTTTATAATAAATATTAAAGCTTTCTTTTAACTGATGTTCTAAATTCCGTAAAAATTGGTTTGTGAGTTGGGTTTTCTAAATCAAAAAGTTTTTTAACTGTTTTGAATATATCTAAATTTTCCTCCTGAGAGCGTTTAGATTCATAGATTTCCCATCCCTTACCTTGCATAGATCCGTCTTTCGGACCACGCTTAGATGATTTGAGCCATAAAACTCCAGTGCGGTCAACCGATTTGCCGTAGCATTCTTCATAGCACTTAGCATAGATAGCTGTTTGTAAATCGTATGTAGTTTGTAAATTATTTGACGTTTTAAAGTCAATAACCCACAATTCACCCTCGATCTCGCAAACCATATCACAAGTACCAGCTACCTTAAGTTGGTCGGAGAACAAGTGGACCTCCGTTTCGATCAATTTAGGATCATAAGTCTCCCAAAAATCAACGAAACGAAGGAACATTTGCCATACATCTGGGTTGTATGATGGGTTTCCGAGCGAGTTTAAAAAGTTTAATTCTTTACCATTTAGGTAGTCTTCAATCATTTCGTGTACTTGAGTACCTTCTTCACCTGCTTTTCTAACAATATGTTCAGATGAATAACCTACTTTTTTCAGCCAATCTTCAAAAAACTTTCCTTTTGGATAATATTGTAAAACATAAGTAATAGAAGGATAGTACTTGCCATTGCGTCTATAATAACGCGAATCAGGCATAGTAATTTGTTTAGCATCCTCAGAAATTTCAAGGATTCTGTTGTAAGATTGTTTGATATTTCTTTTACTCATACTAATTGTAACTTTTTAGCCATCAAATCATATTGAGATAATGGATGTGTATTTTGAATGAGGGATGTTACAGCTTCGAATCCCATTTCCGATGGGTCTTTTTCTTCTAAATCAACCAAATAAACTTCTTTACCTTCATTCATTAACTGTTCACAAAACTTAACGGCATCTTTTTGAGCGTCCTTATCTAAAGCTATATAGATTTTTTGCACCTGTGAGGTAACAATTTTTTTCATTAATTCTCTTTGAATATGCTTTCCTAAAAGTGGAATAGCATTACGTTTGATTGCTAGAGCATCAAACATACCCTCACACAATACTAAAGGAGAAGACCAATTGATAAATAATTCAAATGGTACCATATCCTTACTCATTGGGGGATTTTTGTATTTTACTGGGGAGTGTGGGTTAAAATTACGAGCAACGAAATAATTTAGCGTTCCTTCGTGAGAATACGACGGTATAACAATCATATAATCGTAAACACCGCCATCGCAATAACCAATATTGTAGCGCAGTATATCCGCTTTAGTTACACCTCTACGTTTTAGGTAAGCTAATGCTTGTCTACCTTTAATATCACTTTTTGTAATTTCAAGTAACGATTTGAATTCTTTAGGTAAATCAATCGCTTCTATCTTTTGAACACGTTCTGTATAATTGTCGTTTGAGATATGTTTTCTAATCTCAGTAATCTTATCTTCTGGGGCTTTAGCTTGTTTGAATAAAATGGCTAAATTAGTCCCCTTTTTATTACAAACCCAACAGTGCCAAGGATTGCCCTTGACAGTGTCATCAAAATTAATTTCAAGTTTGGGTTTAGTGTGGTGACAAAATGGACAATGGTATGCTTGGTTACCACGGGCAGTAGATTTCCCTACTCCTAAAACCGAATTTACAATATTGACTAATAGATGGTTTACCATATAGGTGAATATACGAAATAAATTTCGCTACTCAAAGTCTTTTCTAAAAAACTTACCTAAAATATTATCATTAAAATATTCATTTGGTTTTTGTAACACCTCATAAATAAATAATGCTTTTGTTTCTTCGTAAGTTAATAACTTTTTATTTGGAACACAAGTTAAAATTTCACGTCTAAAATCGGATTGTTTACCATTTTTGATTAGTGCCATAATTTCTTTATGAGAACCGTAGTAGGTTTTCCAATCTGATTCTGAAGTAACTTGTTTGTAGGTAGGTTTACGTCCTGATTGACCTTCATATACTGCTAAATCTTTTTTAGTTAATTTAGCTTTACGAGTAAATTGGAGAACTTTTTTCCCAATATAGATTTTACCTGAAGGAATGTGTATAACTCTATAAACAAAACCAAAGGTTTGAGGAGGAAAATCCTCTATCGAAGTTATTTCTTCGCCTTTATAATACCACATGTTTTAGTGTTTAGTTATTATGTTGTGGATGTTAGTACCCATCTAGACTGACCACCACTAGCTCCAATTGTTAGTCCGGTAAGATATACAAAAGTTGCTGTTTGGTTTATACCAATAGTTTTATTAGCTTGGCCTAGTACAAATCTGTTTGAAGCTGATGATGCTGTATCTTCTTGTTGGAATGTTATGTTGGCATCAGTAGTATTTGCTATAATAATAAGACGTCCTGAAGTGCCATTTGCTAATCCGTTTACATCAATACCTCCAGCACCTACAAGTTTGAATAAAGATTCACTTCCTAGGTTATAATCATTTATATTACTATCAGCGTCTATGTTTTCACCTTCACTTAAGGTAATGGTACCTGAGAATGAGGAGCCTGATGAACCTGAAGTACCTGATGAACCTGAAGTGCCGTTACCACTTGTACCTGATGAACCTGAAGTACCGTTTACACCTGAAACTCCTGAAGTACCTGAAGTAAAACCTGGGGCTGAAGTACCTGATGAGCCTGAAGTTCCTGATGAACCTGAAGTACCTGAACTACCTGAACTACCTGAAGTTCCGTTTACACCAGAAACTCCTGAAGTACCTGATGAACCCGATGAACCACTAGTACCTGATGAACCCGATGAACCACTAGTACCTGAAGAGCCAGATGAACCTGAAGTTCCAGATGAACCTGAAGTACCTGAACTACCTGAAGTTCCGTTTACACCCGAAACACCACTTGTACCCGATGAGCCAGATGAACCAGATGTTCCTGAAGAACCACTTGTTCCACTTGAACCTGAACTGCCTGAGGTACCTGAAGAACCAGAAGTGCCTGATTCACCTGAAGAACCTGAAGAGCCTGAAGTACCATTTACTCCTGAAACTCCTGAAGTACCTGATGAACCAGATGAACCTGAAGTACCTGAAGAACCACTTGTACCTGAAGAACCACTTGTACCTGAAGAACCACTTGTACCTGAAGAACCTGAGCTTCCACTAGTTCCTGATGAACCTGAAGTACCATTTACTCCTGAAACTCCTGAAGTTCCTGATGAGCCTGAACTACCTGAGGTACCTGATGAACCACTAGTTCCTGAAGAACCACTTGTGCCGGAAGAACCACTTGTACCTGAAGAACCAGATGAACCAGAAGTGCCTGAAGAGCCTGAAGTACCATTTACACCAGAAATACCACTTGTGCCTGATGAGCCTGAACTGCCTGAGGTACCTGAAGAACCAGAAGTGCCTGAAGAACCAGAAGTACCTGATTTACCTGAAGAACCACTTGAACCACTAGTTCCAGATGAACCTGAAGTACCTGATGAGCCTGAAGTACCATTTACTCCTGAAACTCCTGAAGTACCTGATGAGCCAGATGAACCAGAGGTTCCTGAAGAACCACTTGTTCCACTTGAACCTGAAGTGCCTGATTTACCTGAAGAACCACTTGAACCACTAGTTCCTGAACTTCCTGAAGTACCTGATGAACCTGAAGTTCCACTAGAACCTGATGTCCCAGATGAACCTGAAGTACCCGAAGTAAACGATGTAGCTGCTCCCCAAGTTCGAAACTCACTTGTATTATTATTAATTACTACAACATTGTACCCTGTTGCTGGATTGGGAGCATCTAGGATGTTTTCATTATAAAAAGAACCACTAACAGTTAAACTACCGCTTACTTCAATGTCATAATTACCTTCACCTGTAAAAGCTTCTACTGATTGAGAAACATGCCATGCGTTAATAGTATAACTTTGGTTAATTTCATCAATCCCAGCACTAAAAATATCTTGTAATCTATTGGTTCCTTTCGACATGGTAATTATCTATCTATGTTTATAAATATAGTAGTATCTGTTGTTCTTGATGTAGGAAGAGGTTGAGATAATTTTCCTACAGCTAATAAATTTTGAAATTCATCGTATAAACCTACTGTAGTTACATATGGGGAAAAATAAGAACCAGTTGCGAAATCATAAATTACATCATTTGTTGATCCTGAAAGGATACTTGGGTTTTGAGAAAAATTGAATTCATTTTCTCTAATAGTAGCTTTATATTGGGTTTCATATATAGTTAATGAACTTGAAAATGAACAAGTCGCATTAGTAGATAGTAAATCTGCTAAACTTATACCACCTCCATAAATACTTTCTCCATAACTTGATATTCCATATCCTTCAGGAGCAGGTGGAAGATTATCTGTTAAAAAAGTAAAAGTAGCAATACCATGAGAATATATAATATTACCTACATAAGTACCAGCTACATATAAATTTCCATTACCATCATCAGTAATAACATGAGTTATATTATCTGTGTCTACAACTGTAAATTTAAATGAATTAGGTTGAATATAATCACCATATAATCTAGAAGGAATAGATAACATTCCTATAACATCATCTGAACCTGTAGGCCAGTATCTTACAACATCATTACTACTTTGTAAGTAATTATAATAACGACCAACTGAATCAGGGTTTCCTACATATCGATCTCCATTAGTATTATCCCCAGGAAATAAACTTTGGGTTTGTAAAGGAGAAGCTTGAGTAAAAGATGAAGTAGTATAATTTGAATAATATAATTCTTTAATTGAATTATAAACTAATACTTGATATTCAGTAGATAAAGTACCAGTAGTGTCTTGATTAGTTAAAAAGTCACTATTGATACCTTCAAATCTATCTAATTGAACATCACTATTCGCCCATTCACGATAATTAAAGGTAAAACCTTTATTTACTGTAAAGGGTGAAACTATTACATCTTGGGAGAGAAATTGTTTGTAAGCACTCATTCATTAGAAATCTAGCTTAACGCGGATTAATGCTTCTTTAGTGAAGTCTTTTAATAATGGCTTAGATAATTTAGCTACAGCAAGTAATTCATTTGTATCATTATATAAACCTATAGTTGTAATATAAGTAACAGGATTATTAATAAATGATGGGTATAATACTTCACCAGTTGAACCTGAAATAAATGATGGGTTTTCTGAATAGTTGTATTCTGAACTTCTAGGTCTTACAAATACATAATCTGAGGTAATTGTTTCAGAAGAATTTGCTGTAAATGAAGCTCCGGTTTTAATAGCTAAATAAATTTGTCTTGGGTTTTGACCGTTAGAATTTGAGGTTGTAGTAGGGCTTAAACTAATACCACCTTCAGCAGGTGTAGAACCTAATGCTCTTGGGTTTAAAATATAAGTAGCAATAT